ACTCTGGAGGCCCTCTGCTGTGCTTTGGAGGAGGCGGCAGCCCAGCCGTACTCACGATGCCCGACACCAGGGCTTACGACCGGCAGGCGCAGCTCCAGATGGATGCCATGCGCCAGACCCAGGAGATGGGCGCCACGATTAAACAGGGCGAGCTCAACAAGGCCCTGGCCGCCCAGCAGCAGACGCTGACCGAGCTGCGTGACGTGAAGGTTCAACGTGCCAATGACACGGCTGCCAACGCTTCTCGCATGGCTGCCTTGATCGGGGCACCTCCGCCAGAGCCGACTGCCAAGGCCCCAACGATTGGCTCGGACCGAGAAGCGGTGACCAGGTCAAAGGGCAAGAAGGGCTTGCGGATTGATCGCGCGACGCCCGCCAGCGACGCAGTCGGCACCGGCCTCAACATCACCACCGCATAGCCATGTGCTTCTTCTCCCAGCCACAAGCGCCGCAGATCGTTTACCAGGGTCCGAGCCAAGCGGACATTGATGCCAACAACGCTGCGCTAGAGACCTACCGGCAGCAGTCAACGGCGCAGCAGCAGCAGTTCTCGGCCTCCCTGCAGAAACAAATTGACGAGGCCAACGCCATGGCCGAGAAGCAGAGGATGCAGCTCGAGCAAGAGCGCGCCCAGGCGACGGCAGAGATGGCGGCCCAGCAGCAGGCGGCTTACGCAGTCATGACTACTGCAGCCGAGCCCCAAGGTGCGCTGACTACTGAGCCCGTCCGGGCCAAGGACAAGACCAAGGGCACGCTCAAGATCGCGCCTGGCGCGACAGCCATGAGCCAGGGCACTGGCCTCAACATCGGAGTCTGATCATGTGTTTTGGCGGTGACGGCGGTGCCTCTCAACGAGCTGCAGCAGAACAGCAGCGTCTTGATGCTTTGGCCCGTCAAAGGCAGGACGAATTGAACCGGCTCGCGGCTGCGCGAGAAGCCCAGGCAACTGCTCAGCAGGCCGAGATGGCCAAGCTGCAGCAGGCGCAGCAGGACGCCCAGGCCAACCAGCAGCGCACTGTTGCCGGACTGCAGGCCCAGGGCGACGCACAGCAGAAACAGCTTGCTGGCCAGAAGCTGGCGACCCAGGCCGCGGCCCAGTCGTTGAGGGTGCTGGCCACCACAAGCGGCCAGAGCTCAGCCCCCACTGCGCAGGCCAGCCGGCCCAAGCAGGAGGCCCGCGTAAGGGCAACCACTGCAACCAACGATTTGCGCATCGGTTCATCGGGCCGCGGCGCTGGTGTTGGCGTCAACCTCGGAGGCTGAGATGAGCTGCGCCAAGCGTTACAGGGCCCTTGAGTCCGACCGGAACTATTACCTCGAGAGGGCCCGCACGTCGGCGCGGTTGACCCTGCCATACCTGATTCCACTGAGCGACGAGCCTTACGCCCACCAGAGCCAGACTTTCCCTCTGCCATGGAATGGCATCGGCGCTCGGGGCGTTCACAACTTGGCAAGCCGGCTGCTGCTGGCCCTGCTGCCCCCGACTGAAACCTTCTTCCGCTTCACGATCGACGAGATCGAGATGGCCAAGAGCGAGCAGCAGATGGCTGCCGCTGGCGCCAACCCAGAAGCGCTTGGCAAATCAAAGAGTGAGTTTGACCTGGCCCTGGCCCGGCTCGAGCGCGCAGTGCTGCGCAGCATTGAAACCAGCAACGACCGCGTCGCGGTGCACGAGATGCTCTTGCATCTGGTGGTTTCCGGGAACGTGCTGATGTACGTCTCGGATGAGGGGCTCAAGTGTTTCCACCTGAACCGCTATGTTTGCCGGCGCGACCTGATGGGCAACCCCATCGAGGCGATCGTCTGCGAGCAGCTGTCAGTCGAATCCCTGCCTCAGAACGCGCGCAGGCTGCTCGAGGAACAGGACGGTGAAGTCGAGGGGATCGTCGATGACGACGCCATGCCCGAGTACGAGCGAAGCGTTCGCATCTACACCCACATCGAATGGGAAGGGAAGAAGGTCAAGTGGTATCAGGAAATCAAGGACCAAGAGATTCCTGGCTCACGCGGGACCGCCACCATCAACGAATCCCCGTGGCTGCCCTTGCGCATGTACCGGATCGACGGCCAGGGCTACTCCCCCGGCTATGTCGAAGCGGCGTGCATTGCTGACCTGCAGACCGCTGAGGCCCTGAGCCAAGCGATTGCCGAGGGCTCACTGGTGTCAGCCCAGGTGAAGCACCTGGTCAAGCCCAGCGGCATTGCCAACCCCAAGAAGCTGGCCGAGGCCCCCAACGGCGCCTACCTGCCGGGCAATCCTGATGACGTCTTCACCATCCAAGTGAACAAGGCGGCCGACCTCAACGTGGCGGCCCAGGGCCTGGCCCGGATCGAGGCCCGGCTGGCCCAGGCGTTCATGCTTGCGGATGTGCGCGACAGCGAGCGCACCACTGCAGAAGAAGTCAGGCTGCAGGCGCTGCAGATCGAGAACTCTCTGGGATCGATCTACGCCATCCTCACGACCGAGTTTCAGCAGCCCTATGTGGCGCGGAAGCTGGCGATCCTGACCCGCAAAGGCAAGCTGCCCAAACTGCCAGAGGACTTGGTTAAGCCGGTGGTCAGCGTTGGCCTGGCGGCTGTTGGCCGCGGCAACGATCTGGAGAAAACCGCCCGGTTCATGACCATCCTCCAGCAATCGCTGGGGCCCCAAGGCATTGCCACTTACGTGATGCCAGCCGAGCTGATTCGCCGGCTGGCTGGTGCGATGGGCATGGACATCATCGGCCTGGTCAAGACCGATGAGCAGCTGGCTGCCGAGCAACAGCAACAGCAGCAGATGGCCATGGTCCAGCAAGCGATGGCATCCGGCATGGCCGACCCGCAGAAGTTGGCCAATGCCGCAGCCACCACACAGGAGATGGCGGCACCGCCGCCGCCCCAACCCGAACCCACTGAGCAACCCGCATGACCACGACCCCAGCCCCTGCGCTGCAAGACATGCTGGCCCCGGGCCAGGAGGACATGATTGATGGCTTCCTTGAGGAGCTCGAGCAGGAACAGCAGCAACTGTCCTCAGAGCCTGAGCCGCAGGATCAGCAGCTGCTGGCCGGCAAGTTCAAAAGCACCGAGGAGCTTGAGAAGGCGTACCTCGAAGCCCAAAAGCTGATCAGCCAGCGGGGGCAAAAGGCACCGGAGCCGGAGGAGAGCGAGCCGCAACTTACCCCCGAGCAGTACACCCCTGAGTTGGGCAAGCAGCTCTATGGCGACACGGTGGCCACCGCCATCGAGGCAGCCGAGATCAACCCGCTGGAGATGGCCGAGAAGGTCTACGCCGGCCAAGACGTCAGCAGCTATGTCGATGCCCTGGTGGAGAAGGGCGGGCTGCCGCGGCAGGTGGTTGAGACCTATCTGCAGGGCGTGGCTCCTGCCAAGGCGAACCCTCCGGGAACTCCAGATAGTTCGGCACAGGGCTTGACCGATGCCGATGTATCCGACCTGAAAGCCATGGTCGGTGGGGACCAACAGTTCCAGCAGCTGAGCCAGTGGGCCGTGGCCAACCTGGACCCCCAGGAGCTGTCCGACTACAACGCTGCAGTGGATAGTGGCAACAAGGCCGCGGCCCGCTTTGCCCTGAAGCAGCTGCAGGTGCGCGCTGCAGGTGGCGGGGCCCAGGAACCCAAGCTGATTGGCGGTGGCTCGGCGATCAAAGCCGACGTGTTTGAAACCGACCAGCAGGCCGTGAGCGCTCGCAGTAAGCGAGGAGCAGATGGCAGGTTCCTTTACGAGAGCGACCCGAAGTACCGGCAGTGGTACGACAAAACCCTTTCCAGGTCGAATGTGTTTCTGTAAGGTCGGAACAAGAGTTGATCTGCAGGTGTGCAACTGACTGGGCCTCCCTAGGGAGATACCCCGATTCAGCCAAACAATTGGGCAGAGGCTCATCACCCCCTTAGGCCAATGGCCAACGCTTCTCTCGACCGGATTGGTCAAATCAAAGGCGCAGGTGCAGTTGATGCCCTGTTCCTCAAACTCGGTATTGCCGAGCTGCTTTCTGCCTTCGACCGCGCCTGCGTTTTCAAAGGCAAAGTCAAAGAGCGGAACATCAGTGGAGGCAAATCTGCTGCGTTCCCCGTGAGTGGGCGTGCAGATGCGGCCTACCATGTGCCGGGCCAGCCAATACTTGGGGCCACCAATAGCCCCGGCGACCGCAATGAGCAGATCATCAACCTCGATGGTCTGATGATTGCGGACCAGGTCATCTATGACCTGGACGAGATGATGAATTACTACGACGTTCGCCAAGACGTCACTCATCAGCTCGGGCAGGCGCTTGCCCGCGAATGGGATCGCCGTGCAGCTCGCGTGCTTTACGCCGCTGCCAAGACCACCACTGAGCCCCTGTCCAAAGCCGGCAACGCCGGCCGGATTGGCCAGAGCCAGACCCTCTCGGCTGGCTATGCCGCTGCTACCAGCAACGCCAAAGGCGATGAGCTGGTCTCCAAGCTCAGCGCGCTGAAGGTGGCGATGGCCAAGAAGGACGTGCCCACCAGCGACCTGCTGTGTGTGGTTGGTCCTGACGAGTACGACGTCCTGCTGGATTCCACCCGCGCTATCAACGCGGACTTCAATGGAGCCAGCGGCGAGAACGGTTCCTTCGCAAGCGGCCGCGTGCTGCGGGTGAAGGGGATCCCCGTGATCGAGTCGAACCACGTCACCCAGGCTGCCTACACCAACGGCACCTACGACAAGAACACTGCCTATCAGCAGGATCTGTCGAAGTGCAAGGCAATCGTGTTCCACCGCGATGCCATCGGTGTGCTGACCCTGCGCAGCCCCAGCCTGCAAGTCACCCCTCAGGGCGGCGACTTCAACATCATGTACCAGGCCAGCCTGATGGTCGCCCGTATGGCGATCGGCATGGGCGTCCTGCGTGCTGAGTGTGCCGGCGTGATCGAACTGCCCTAAGTTCTGCTGGGCGGTTTTCATTGAGCCCCCTGCGCGGAACAGGGGGCTTTTTTGTGCCTGTCGATAGCATGAGGACTGCACCCCTGCAGAACTGCGATGGGCCTCGCGAATCAGGCCATCACCCCAGGCCGCACGACGCTGCTGGAAGCGGTGAACATCTGCCTGCAGAACATCGGCGAGCAGCCGGTCAACAGCCTGGAGAACCAGCAGATCGTTGAAGCAACGATGGCTGAGCGGACCATCCTCGAGTTTCACAAGGAAGGCCAGACCAGGGGTTGGAGCTGGAACACCGAGCAGGGATACGAGTTCGCCAAAAACAGCGCGACCAGCCAGATCACGGTGCCGGCCAACGTGGTGTCGTTTGCGCCGGATGCCTACCGCTGGGCCGGCCGATTCCAGCTGCGGGGCCAGCGGGTCTACGACAAGGAGAAGCGGACCTACAACCTTGAGGCCGGCATCACCAGCCTTGAGGCTGATGTGGTCTGGCTGCTGCCCTGGGATGAGTGCCCCGAGGCTTTCAACCGCTGGGTGACCATCCGCTCGGCGCGGGTGTTCAGCGACCGAGTGCTGAGCTCTGACTCGATCTTCAAGTACACCGCGCTCGACGAGCAGATGGCTCTGGTGGAGCTGCAGCGGGTCGAGATCGAGCAGGCCCAGCCGAACAGCCTGACGGGCGGCCCAGGGCTCAGGCCGTTCCCCACCTACTCGCCAGGGCTGGGCCTGCTGGGCCGGAACGAGGGCTATCTGCGTGGCTAATCTCGTCAGCTACACCATCCCCAACCTGATTCAGGGGATCAGCCAGCAGCCGGACGCGCAGCGCGAGCCGAGCCAGGGGGAGGTGCAGATCAACGCGATGAGCTCGCTGGCCGAGGGCCTGCGCAAGCGCGAGCCGTCGCAGGTGATCGCCAAGGTCAGCAACACCAGCTTTGGCGACGTCTACTTCCACCAGATCCTGCGGGACGCTGGC